GTTTGCCATCCTCGACACCTACTACGACATCGGCGCCCCCGAGGTGGAGCACCGCTGCGAGCGCATCCGGCGGGAGGTTCGCCGCATCACTGCGGCCGCCGGCATCCCCATGCGCCAGACGTTCACCATGCTTGATTCCAAGATTCCCGCGTGACCCCACCCCAACCCAGGAGCCCGAACCCGTGAACGCACTAGCCGAACGAATCGAATCCCTGCCCGTCTCGACGCTCGCCGACGTGGCCCGTGAGCTGGTCGCCGATATGCGGCCAGAGTGTGATGCCGTATGGAGCGCCGCCATGGGGAGCCTCCAGCGCCGCATGACGAGCGCCGAATACCTGGCACTGTGCAACGACCTCGACGCGGCCTTGAGCTAGAGCACCAGCCCCAACCCCAACCAAGGAGCGAACCCATGACCGACCTCGACCACCTGGCCGCCGCCGGCGGCCGCTTCGTCCGCCTCGCCCGCCGTGAAAAGCGACCGCTCGGCGCGGCCTGGCAAACCCGCAGCACAGACAACCCGGCCGACGTGGCCGCCTGGCTGCGGGCGGGCTCCAACGTCGGGCTCTTACTGGGCCCGGCTTCCGGCCTTGTCGACGTGGAATACGACCAGCCGGAAGGGCTCGACCAGCTCGCCGCCTACGGGATCACCGACCTCGTGACGCCGACCTGGCGATCGGCCCGCGGCGAGCACCGCCTATTCCGTTGGGAACCGTGGATGCCGCCGGCCGCCGTGATCCAGCTGGACGCGATCGAAATACGGCTCGGCGGCCGCGCCGCTCAATCCGTGCTCCCGCCGTCGATCCATCCCGACGGCACAACCTACGAATGGATCGTGCCACCGAGCGTGCCGGTGGCCGCGTTTCCGGCGCAACTTCTGGCGGGAGCCTACGCATGATCCGCGACGCCTTCCGTGCCGCCCTGGCGGTCGCCGTGCTCGCGGCGGCCGCCGGGCTCGCGGTCGAAACACGGCACCAGCTCAACGTCGCCGACCTGGCCTATCGGGCGGCGATCGCCGGACAACCCATGTCACAACCCATCGCCGGACAACCAATGCCGCCAGAGCCGGGCCCGCTCCGCCGGCTTGGCCGTGCGACGCTCGACTTGGCCGACGCCGCTATCGGGATTGTCCGCCGTTAGCCAGCCGGGCGGCCAGGGCGCGCAGCACGAGCCGCATCTGCGGGTCCGACCACCAGAGCCCCAGCAGGACGGTAGCGATCGCGTCCACCGTGCCACGCAGTAACAGCGGCCACAATGGCCCGACGCCATGCCGGGCCTCCCATTGTTCGCGAACCTGGGCCCGAACCAGGGCCACAGCATGATCGACGGCCTTGTGATTCCGGCCGCCGTTCCGCTCGATCGCCTCTAGGTGCTTGTGCGGCCAGTGGCGGACGACGAGGCGGGCCAGCTCGTCGAATCGCCCGCGGCATATAGCCGCGCGATTCCCGCAGACTTGCCGGAGGTGCGCGGTGAGCTGTTCCAGAGCGTCCACGCTCACCTCGGCGGGCACTTGCCGTCAGGGCAGGCGGCCGGCTTTTTCTGGCACCGATCGCACTTGCACGAGCATGGCTGCAGAATGCGGCCGTCCGGCTTCCAGTAGCCGTTGACGCACGTCCGGCCACAGACGCACTCCTGGGGAGCCGGAGCCGGGGCAGGGGATGGGGGTTCGTCCGGCGTCATGCTGGCACGCGCGGCGGCCACCGCAGCGGCAGCCCGCGGCGCCTGGCGGTCGATCTCCGCCGGGTCAGCCGACCACCAGACGAGCAACGACACGAGCCAACGCCAGAGTGTCATTTACCACCCCTGCCCATGGTCGACCATCGGAAACCCGTCCTCGCCGACCGGCGGCGAGTGAACCAGGCGATTTTCGGCCGGCGGCCCTTCGGCAAAGACAGCGATCCAGAGCATCGACTTGGCGGCCTTGGCGATCCACCGCAACACGGGGCGATCGTGCGCCGGTGCCCACGGCGACGGCCTGGCGGCCGAGCCCGAGCACCAGTAGCCCACGGCGAACGCGGCCACGATCACCAGCATTGTCTTGCGATCCATCGAAATACCCTCACAGCGACAGCGACAGGGAGGCCGGGTCAAAAAGAGCGTCAGGAGCGGCCGGCCTGGCTTCCGGCGGCACCGGCTGCAGCCAGTTGCCGTTGTGCAGGTCGCGCCACTGGAAACCCGTTTTCACGTCGCCGATCGCCCAGGCATCGCCCAGCATTCCCTCGACGACGCGACGCCGTGCCCAAAACGAGCCGGCCGGCATATCGTCGGGCCATCTGTTTTCGTGCGGCCCGCACCACGACGGCCCCCAGCTATTAAGCACCAGCACGCAATCGTCGGGCGATCCGTTGGCCCGGTAGCGAATCGCAATCGCCACCATCTGGTGCATCCAGGTGCCCGAGGCTTCCATGATGCCCGACGGCCCGAGCCGCGAATCGAATCCCTGCGACGACGCCAGCGTCACAGGGAACCCGGCTTCTAGCGACGCGGCCAGCTCGGCCCAGGTCCGCACGGCGACGACGTGCCGGCAGGGGCTTTTCTTGGCGAGCGCCTCCAGGCCAGGCCGCCCCTTCTCGCCGCCAGCACCGTACGCCCCCCACTGTTTCGCCAGGTTGGGGTCGTACTTCGTCAGGTCGAGCCCGAGATCGGGCAGCGGTTGCCGATAGACCACCCCCCAATTCTTGAGCCACTTGGCCGCGCCGAATCCGGTGGCACCATCGGACCATCCGGCAAACGAACGATTGAGGGCCTGGCATCGGGCCCCGCCATAGATGGCCTCCGTGCTCGGCAGCATCGGCGGCTCGGCCGCCGCCCCCAACGTCCAGGCCACGCTTTCCTGGCAAAAGACCGCATGCGCCGCTCCCCAGGCCACGCAGTCGCCGAGGAGTTGCCGGCCCACAACCCACGGCTTGCCGTAGCGAGCCAGGTGGGCCCGGTACATCGGCCGGTACAAGAACGTGTCGACGCCGCGGGCCTGGCGCATGCACTCCGCGCCGGCCTGCGCGAAAAACGGCTGGTCGAGGCTCGCGAGAAACGCCCGCTCACCGACCGGGTCCGGCGTATAGCCGAAGTTTTTGCCGGCAGACTTCGCCGGCCAGAAGTGGACGACGGCCGCGGCCGCAATCCCCAGCAGCAGGGCCACGGCGAGCAGACGAGCGGGGCGACGGTCGCGGTACAGATCACCGGCAGGCATCAGCGGCGGCCCTCGCTACATCACGGTAGGCCGACACCCACGCGGCCCGTTGGGCCGGCGACAGCGGGCCACCGGCCACGCCCGCGGCCTGGTCCAGATAGTCCTTGATGGCGTCGCGGGCCATCGGATGCCGGTCGCCGAGGCTGACGCCGCGGCACATGAGCAGGCGAGCCCGCTGGCGGAGCTGGTCCATCGCCTGCCCGCTTTTGAGAAGGGGCTCGGGAAGGCCGGCGTCATACTCCAGCTCGGCCGCGACCTCCTCCATGAGTGCCGCCGTGATCGCGGCATCGACCGCCGCCGACGGCCCGACGAACCGCCCGCGGAGATCGAGCTTTGCGTCCGCCGGGGCAGGGGCGGGCGTCGGCGCGTCGGGCCTGGCCGACGAGCTGACCCATGCGACGACCGCAGCCACGACGAGCAAGGCCGCGGCCAGGTGCCGCTTGCCGAGGGCCGGCAGCTCCACGTCGGCCAGGATGGCGGTGAGCTGCTCGACAAGCCACGGGCCGGCGAGCAACAGGACGGCAGCAATCGCCAGAATTAAGGGGAGCGTCACGCGGCTTTCCTAACGAGCGGCAGGAGCGATTCCACGGCCCCGGCGGCCGCCATGAGAACGAGCGATCGCACGGCCGGCCTAACCACGAGCCAGATCGGATAGGCCAGCGTCGGGATCGCCTTGTCGGCGATCGCGTCAAACAGCAGGCCGACGGCCTCGACGACCCATTCCTTTTTCCTGGCACCGTCGGCCGGGATCGTTTCGGCGGCCGCAATCACAACCCGCATCAGCGATACGGCCAGCTCGCCAAACTCGGCGACCGAAATACCGCCAGCCGCCGCCGCCGACGACGCGGCGAGGAAGGCGCGAACCTTCTCGGCCACGCCAGGCAGTCCGCTCGACGCAAAGACAGGGGCTTCGTGGATCATGTATCGGCCGTGCTCCCGACGCCGACCACGACCAGGTCGATGCTCACGGCACCGCCTGACGGGTTGGCGATATAGATGACGTTGTTCACGCCGTTGGTGACGGCCCAACCGTCCTGGTAGTCGGCGACGCGATAGTCGCCGCCGCGGTTCACGCGGGCGGAATACCCCGTCGTGTCGCTTGGACCGATGCAGCCCACCAGGACGTAGCGGCTGGCCGTCGTCGTGTTCACGACCAGCATGAACTCCTTGAGCGTCGACATGACGACCTTGCCCGCGAACCCGAACGCCGTCGCACCCAGGTCCAGCAGGTCGAGCGAATACACCTGGCCGGCGGCGATCGAGACGCGATCCCTCCAGGCGACGTTGGCCTGGCCGGCCCCGGTGCCGTTCTCGACCGTGCGGGAGGTTTTCAGCTCCACGCTCTCCGCCAGACTGCCGATCGTAGGCGAGTCGGAGAACGAGTAGGTGCAGCGGGAATTGCCGGTGACGGCCAGGGACGTTGCCATTAGGAAATCAGTCCTTCCTCATAGAGCCGCTTGGCCGTTGCGACGTTGCAGTGCAGCTTGAACGCCAGCAGCTCCCAAAACGTGCAGGTCGGCCGCGGCCGACTTGTGATCGAGCCGATCCCAACACTCCGCCGTGGCTGGTAGTGAACGTGCTCGCCGCTCGGCGGAGCCAACGGCACGCGGCCGCTTGAGGTCGTGCGGAAACTGGTTTCGTAGGCAGTCTTACGGGCGATCATGGCGTGGCTCCTACGCTCTATTGTACGTTTGTTCACCGCGTTTCTCGCGCGCGGCCCCGCCATGGCAGCGGTCGAGGGATTACGGCTGGCGGCACTCGGCGAGCGTCGCCGCGTAGCCGGCCAGGTCGATCGGCGTATCGAGCGACGGCCGCGGGCCCATGTCTCGGGCGATCTTGTCTAGGGCCATGACGATCGGCCAATCATCCACAGAAAACGGCAGCTCGCCGGCATCCAGCCGCCGCCGGAACTTGTCGGCAAAGGCCGCATTGAGCAGGCCGACAGTGATACGGAAGTGTTCCTGCGGCGGCCCGTAGGTGCCGCGGCGGTCGCGGATCGTGTCGATCGCCGTCCGCAGAAGGGATTCCGCCGGCGTCGGAGCGGCCTCGACGGGCCCGGCGGACGAGAACACCCGCGGCCGCCGCTCGGCCGGCTCTGGCTCCGGCTCGGGCTCCGGCTGGATAGCCTGGTAGCGGGCCTTCACGCTGGCCCATGCCCGCTCCATCGCCGCGGGGTCCGTGGCATTGACACAGCGGGGCGCGTCGAGGCCCTCGTCGCCATCCGCAATCACGGCACTAGGGTCTGGCAGCGGTACTCGAGTGTCGATCGCGTGACACAGCGGCGAGCCCTCGCAGCAAGCCGCCTCCGCCGCGGCAATCCGCCCCTCGACAGCCGCCCGCAATTCGTCGTTGGCCCGCTCCAGGTCCGCGATCGTCGCCATGAGTTGCTTCCTCTCCCGTAGTAGCCGAAACGCATCCGCAGCCAGCGAGCCGCTCGTGCCTTGATCCCACGTTCCTTGGAACCGCCTACACCGTCGCTCGACGGCCGCCAGGTAGTCGGCCGGCAGCAGGTCGCTCAATCCAGCCTCCGTTGCCGTAGGTCGCGATCACAGAACAACGGATACGCCTGCGTCACCTCGCGGCGGCCATGGTCGATGACGATGGCCGCCTGGCACGGTGGCTCGGCACCGGCAACCTTGATCCGCACAGCGTAGGCTGAATGGCCAATGACGCTGCCGTTTGTGACGTACCGTCCGATGCGGCTCCACGAAAACTGGTGCCAGTGCCCAATGCACGTCAAGTCAGCACGCTCGCTCACGTCCCATGCGGCGATAGCTTTGTTCAGCGGGACGTGTATGCCGCCGATACCGCCCTGGTAGCGGACGGCATGACCATGACAGAAGCGAATCTTGAATCCATCTAGGTCGAGGTAGTTCAAATGCCCCTCGCCTACCTGCCACGAGACGTTCCGCCGCGTCTCGGCCGCACGCATCGTCAGGTACAGGTGATGCTCATAGGACGTGTCAGCCTCGTTCGTCCGCAGCTTCTCCGTGGTGCGGCCGTGATTGCCGCAGCTCGTCGCCACGACGACTTCCTTGGCGTTTTCCGCCACCGCGTCCAGGAACCCGCGAAGCCGCTCGCCGATCCATCGAATCGCGGCCAGCGGGTGCAGGCTGTTCTCCTCGGCCAGCTCTGGATGGATCATGCCGCTGATAAGGTCGCCGCCGAGCCAGAGCACGACGCGGTCGATACGGGTCAGCTGCCGCTCGTGATCGAGCATCGTGAAAAACCGTTCCTGCAGCTCGGCAAGCCTGGCCTCACAGACCTCTAGGTCGAAGGCATTGAGCCCGTTGACCGTCTCGGGACGGACGACTTCCTCGCAGTGAATGTCGGACAGCAGGACGACCATGGTCGCGGCGTGCTTGTCGCTCTTGGCGACACGTTTCGGTGGACGTGTCGCCGAAAGGCCCTTGAGTGCGACAAGTGCGTCTGCCCTTTCCCGCTCGCGGTCAATCTGCCGCAGGGCGGTCTTGTAGCGGCCGCGGAGGCTCGCGACCTCGGCCCGCAGCCTGGCGATCTCCGCCTCGGCGGCGAGCCTTTCGTCCGCGGCCACGTCTGCGGCCACTGATTCGACTAGCTGCGTTTTAGCCATGCTTCGACTGCCTGCTCCCCGATCGTGATTCCGATTGACGCCAAGCCCTTCGCGATCGCCCTGGCCGCCGTCCGCCGCCTTGGCCCGAACTCGCCGCGCTTGTATGCCGCCAAGACCTCTGCTAATTCGACCGCCTGGTTGCCCGTAACCCTCTCGTACCATGGCCTAGTCCCGGAATGCGGCGGAACAATGGCCCTGATCGCATCTATGAGCTTGCTGCCTTTTGCCATTCAGTAATCCTCGTGATCGTCAGCTTGGCGGAACCCTTCGGCGTCCAGGACCGCGGATACGACCTCACCGAACTCTGTAACGACTGATTCGTCTAAGTCCCAAAGCCGGGCGTGCAGTAGTTCATGGATCAAAACCCGCATTAGGTCGATTCCGCGCAGGCTTGATCGGACGCGAATCCTGCCCAGTTCCCAGTTGCAATCTCCGTCGCGATCTGCCGGCACGCGCGTCTTATGCACGCGCCAGAACCGATCGCCGATATGAACGCGCTTGGGCCGGCTCATTCAATCGTTTCTGCCTGATTGTGAAATGGCGTCAACCCCGGCTCCTCGGCGGCACCGATACCGAAATACTCCCGGCCCACGCGATTCATCAGCTCCCGCCGTTCGGGGCATCCGCAACCGTGAAACCCTGCCCAGCTGGCAAGCCGCTCCGCGCGCGTTTTGGTAATCCCGACGGCCGACAAGGCAGAGGCCGCCATGTCCCCCAGGCCAGGCGTGCAGCGGCGGCGAGGGTACGGAGGGTCGCGGCGAGCGCCGCAGCGCGTGCAGCGGCCATCTTGGAATTGGCACATCATCGCAGCTGAAACTCACACTTAGAGAGGCCGAGAAGCAGCGTGTTGAGCTGCTTTCCGGCCTTATCCCAAAATGACGCACCCCAGGGGAAATCGAGGTCCCAACTCATGCTGTCGTTGCTGGCGCTGACGCGCTCGCCTTGAAAAATCCGCTGCGAAACATTGCACCGCAAGACCGCGTGGATCGGATAATCCGTGTTTGCCCCAAACGGAAACGGCAAAACGAAATTGCTAGAGACGCGGATTATTGCGCGGCAGAAAAACGCGATCTCGACCGGCCGCTCGCTGCCGACGCAGACGGGAACAGGCCAGTGCGCGCCGATCACACCAGAGATTTCCAGCCGCTTGCGAGTTGCTACGCCGACCGCCAGGTCCTCGTCATCTTCAAACCAGAACGAGTTTTGCCACAGCGACGCAGACCCGGCGCTTGTGCGACCCAGCGTAAACGCCCCCTGGAGCACAGCGGCAACGTCGGCATTGTTGATAGGGCTGACGTGGGCCTGCGGGATAAACGTGCCCGCTAAATCTACGTCTAGCTCCTGCAGGCAGTTTTCTGTCTGTGAGTGAGTGACGTGGCAGGATCGCGACCATGACGTGCAGTTCGTTTTCGTGCCGGCGGCAGTTGCCATCTCGGCTTCGCCGCTGCCCTGGCATCCTGCGCCCTGCTGAACACCAAACCACTCCGGGGTGCCGTTAGCATTTTGCCCGAGCGGTCGATGGACAACCGATACCGAGTTGTTGCTGGCACTAGCCAGACGCACGGCTATGCGGCTCACGTCGAAGTAGCCAGGCAGTTGAGGTAACAGGTGCCGCAGCGGCGGGCTGACCCCGCCCGCAGCCGACCCGGTATCGAGGCCGTCTGCTATGTGCTCTATATGCGAGAAAATCGCCTCGATGCGAAGCGGGCCGTCGCTTGATATTGCAAGCCTAAGAGGAAATGGAAGCCCCAATCGGCAGGCATTGTTCGTTGCGTCGCCCGCGAAAAACGGGTGAGGGAAATGAGCGATCGTCACAGAATCAACAACGCTCCCGGCCGCGTCTAGCAACTGCATCACCAGACCGCACTCCGCCCACCCGGAACTATCGCCCGTCAGGACGTGGGACGTTAGCGGCTGCACGGCCGAAATCGTCGGCCCAACCTCCAGCTTGAGGCGAACTGTCGCGGCTGGAGAAAGGCCTTCCGCGTTGCACCCAATCAGCACGTCGATCGTGAACGGCCGATAGCGCACGTCGGGCGTTTCCACTGACAGATGCACGATATGCCGCGGCGCGGCGAACGGACCGCGAACCACGAGCGTCCCCGGCTGCGTCAGCCGGATCGCAGATGGACCGCTCGCTGGTGGAACGTACTCGTCCGCAGGCTCGTAAACCGACCCGAGAAAGTCTGTGACGCGCAGATACCAGTCGGCTCTCTGCTTTTGTGTGTAGCCGCCCATGGCAGCCGTGAACGCGGCCACCGCGTCCATCGCAGTCATTTGAAGCACTGTGCTCCACACAAGCCCAAGCTCCTCGACGGCAGCTCGCGCCTCGGCCGTTGTTCTGAACACCTGCCCGAACGTCAGGGGCTCGACGGCGCCGGACTTCACCTGCCAGACGCAAGACTCGTTGTAGCCAGGCCATAGCTCGTACCTGGAGAATCTCTGCTCAAACGCTCCCGGCTGCGACTCAAACGGTATTTCCGGGGGATCGAGCCTCCCGTCCGCAAGCCTTGCGACGCGATACGGCCGCCGGCAGTCGCCGAGACACTTGCAGCATCGGCAGCGTTGCACGCGGCGCGGCACTACATGACCCCCACTGCCCACTTGTAGGCGCCGGTTGGGCCTGTCGACCCAGTGACGCCGCTCGGCCCGGTGGCTCCAGTGACGGCATTTGCAGAGCCGGATGACTGAACCCATAAGAGCTGGACAAGCCCGCACGACGAGGACTGCAGCTGCGTGCGGTCCTCGTTGCGGACGCCGGCGAACCTATGCGACTCACTGGTGAGAAAGACCTTGCAGGCGAACATTCCGCCGACGGCCGCGCGGCCGATGGCGTTGTTCTTGATCGGCTCTGTGCAGACAGCAAATCGGTCTGCGTGCTGCGCAGTCGTCGGCGTGACGCCACGCAGCACTGGCCGCCGGCAGAAATCGGCCTCCTGCGTCGGGCCTGACGCCGGATCAACAGCCACGCCGGCGATGCCCAGCACTCCGAATCGCGGAACGTCGTGCCCGGTGCCGTTCTTGATCCACACTGTATTCGGCGCCGACTCCAGACTCCCCAGCTCGCCACCGGTTCGCACGGTTGGCGCGATCGAGTCGAGCATCTTGTTCCAGGCGGCCGCCGGGATCACGAGCCGCTCGCCAGGCTGGACTTTCTGGTACGGGTCCATCACCGTCTCCTGAATGGTATCCCTGGCGGATAAACGGCCGGGAACCTGTTGCCGATTGACAGCCTGGCGAAGTCCTTGGAGTCGTACACGGAGTTGATAAACACAAACTGCGGCTTGCGGATAATGGTCGCCGGGCCAGCGGATGTTTCGTACATGACACTCATTTGGTCCCAGCCCAACTTTCCTACCACGTCGATATTGCCGACCTTGAAGTTGGTCGCATTTGGCCGCGCCTGGAACGAAAACGTCACGGAAGCCGCCTCGGCGTTGCGGGTGATCTCGCCGCGGGCCCCCATAAACAGGACCTCTCCACCTTGAAACACGCGCCAAGGCTTTTGGTTGATGGTGCCCGTCAATTCGTAGAGCGTCGCGATGTAGGACGTGACGAGATACTCGGATCGAAATACCCATGTCTCCGAGAAGTTGAATAGCGGCACGACCTTGTCGACGCCCTTGACTTGGTCGCCTTCGACGTTGATCGCACCTTCAAGGTCCGGCACCGTCGCGCCCAGTCCTGGGGCGGCGTGCCCAAGTTGACCTTTTATGCCAGTCCACGAGCCGACCACCTGGGTGTAGCCGCCGCCGTTGAACTGTATGGTCTGCGTGACGTGCTCGGTGCCGCCGCTGGTATCGAAACTAATGGTGTTTGCGACAGGGTCGTTTTGGTTTTCCGGGTCCTCCTCCTCCTCGCGGAGGACCGTGCCGTATGTCGCCCCTACTTCGTACCACAGATTTCCGAGACTGCGGACCTCTAGCCGGCTCCGTCTGTGGCCGCTCCAGATAAGCGGAGCAATCTCCTGCCCCTTGTTCTCGGCGGACGTGTAGTCCGCCATGTTTGGGACCAGCCATCGCAGCGTGACTTCGCGCTTCTGGACGCCGTTTTCCTCGGTCGTCAGGCCGCCAGTGCCGGAATCAAATAGCTCGATCTTGTCAGGAAATGCCATTGGTTTTTCTTACGCGAAGGCCAGGCCGCCGCCGCCCATGGAGCGGGCCATACGGTCAAGGGTGGCCGCCATCCGCTCGGACGCGGCGGCAGTTTTCTCGTTGGCCGAAAGGAGGTCTTTGTCGCCGCCAGCGACCGGGGCGGACACGTCCCGCTGTGCGGACGCAAGCGCCTGCTGGATGCCAGCTGGGTCGAACGCTTTTATTCCGCCCTTGCCGAAGTCGCCGACGTTCAAGATTCTGTCGAGGGCGTCGGCCGCGCGGGCCGTGTTGTTGGCGGTCTGCTGGGCGTAATCCAGTTCCGGCCCGACGCCAATCTGCCCTGCAATCTCCGCCGCAAACGTGGATAGCGTTGACGGCGTCGGCGGCTTCGGCTCCTTGCCGGCCTTTGGCTCCTTTGGGTCCTCTGGCGGCTCTGGAGGCATCGGGAAGCCTTCTTTACGCTTCTCGGATCGCTTGGCGGCCGTGCTCCCGTCCGCCTCGCGTGCGGCGGCCTTTTTTGCTTCATCCAGCCTACGCCGCAAGTCCTCTAGCGTGCCGTCGCCCTGGGCCTGCCGCTGGCCGGCTCGGTTTTTCCGTGCTTGCTCGCGCTCTGCGAGGTCGGCATTTCTCTTTTTCTCGCGATCAAATGTTGCCTGTATGTCGGCCTGTGTTTCTTCCATGCTTCGCTGCACATCCTCGTCCGACCTGCCGAACGTTTGGGCAAGGCCCGCGGCCATGGCGCCGGCAAGGCCCGTATACCCGAGGCCGCCGCCGCTAAAAGCTTCCTGCGTGGCACTAAAAATGCCCGCCATCCTGTCTGCGAGATTTGTTGCGTAAACGAGCAATCTATCTATCGGGCCAGCGATCGCGTCGTAGATCGCAAACCCCGCACCAGTCGCCGCGTTTTGGATGCTCAAGAAGAACCCGCCGAAATACTGATCCATCTGCGTTAGCGCGATGGCGAGGTTTAGGTTCATAATTTCCCACGCGCTGGAGAAATCAAGCCGCTGCGCCGCAGCCAGGATCGCGTCAACTTCGCCGCGGAACGCCGGCGATAGCGCGTACATCTTTTGAGCAAACACCGCGAGCGTTGCCGTGGCTGCGATTACCGCGGAGCCGACGGGCGTGAACGCAAACGCCAGCACAGCAACGGCAGCGGCAAGCACCTTGAAAGCGATTCCCACGACGATCGCCGCCGCGCCGACTGCCAGCAAGGCCGCCGTCACGCCGACCACGGCCTGCGATATGCGGGGGAACTGAATCATCAACGCGGAAATCGCATCCATCATCCAGGCGATAGCAGCGGCAGCTCGGGCGGCTCCGTCGCCGAGCGTTTTCGCAAAGGCGATCGCCATACGCTCCGCGGCTCCGCGGAGTTTCTCGAATGCTCCCGACAGGCCAGACATGAGGATCGCAAACTTTGCGGCCACTGGCAGGTTGCTTTCCATGGCATCCGCCATGGTGTCGAAGCCATGGGTGCCGACCTGCAGGAAACCGCCGATAACGCGGATGCCGCGATCGCCGAACACGGTCGTAAGGATTTCGTCCTGGGCCATCTTGTCGACGCCCTTTAGGGCACGCTCGAGGACGCCGACGATTTGGGCGATTGGCAGCAACTTCCCGGCCTGGTCGCGGAAGTCGCCCATGGTGAGGCCGATACGCTCCAGGGCGTCGCGGGCCTCCTTGCTCGGCGACGTGAGCCGCACGAGCATGGTTTTGATGCCCGTGCCGGCCTCCTCGCCGCGGATGCCGAACCTGGCAAGCAGGGCGAGCCCCTGCGACACGTCGAATAGCGACTGATTGAACAGAGCCCCGGCGGAGCCGACGAGGGCGAACGATTCGACCATTGCCAGGATCGAAGTTTCGGATGCGTCCGCCGCGGCCGACAGCGTATCGACGGCCTCGGTTGCCGATACGCCAAAGCTGTTCATGGCGGTTTTCATGAATACCGCCGCATCGGCCATCTCCACGCCCGACACGCGAGCGAACTGCACGGCCGCCTCGGCCGCCCCGCCCAGCACGTCCTCCACATCCATGCCGGCCTTCGCCAGCTCCAGCATCGCGTTGGCGATCTTGGAGGGGCTCACGCCCATGGTTTTTGAGAGCCGCATGGCCTCGGCTTCCATCTGCGCGACCTGGTCGCCAGCGAGGCCGGCCGCGGCGCTCATGCCGAGCAAAGCATCCTCAAACCCTGCCGCTTGCCTGGCGGCCAGCAAAAGCGGCAGGCCAACGGCCGTGCCGGCCAGCATCATCTTTGTGCCGAAGCTCTGCATGGCAGAGCCGATGTTATTGAGCCGCGTCTGCACGCGGTTCATGCCGCGCTGAAACTCTGTGTCCTTCGCGAAAATCTCAACGAAGGTTTTTCCGGCTCGCACGCCTCCAGCCGATGACATACGTCAGTCCTTGAATATCTCGTCGAATAGCTCGGGCGTGATGATCCGCGGCTTGACCTTGGGAGGCTCGTAGAACGGATTGAACTCGTGCGGTTGGTACGGCTTCTGGCGTTTCTTGGGGTCGCGGTGAATCGAATACTGTTGGGCTACGACGCTGCTCGTATGGTTCCACCGCTCTTTTTGGGCGCCCTCGGCCGCCCAGACGAGGCCGCGGAGCGTCCATTGGCCGGGGTGGACTCCGACGATGCCGGCAAGCTCGTAGCAGAGTCGGTAGATGTCAGTAGGCTTTCCATTGCCGCGTCCATCTCCCTCTCTAGCGAGTGAATCCGCGTCCGCATTGTCTCCGCGGCCTTCCGATCCGCCGCCTTCGCCTTCGCGAAGGCCATCTCTAGCGCCGGCCGCAGGTCTTTCCGGCAAAAAAAAATCACTTCCTCGATCAGCGATTCACTTGCCTCGTGCAGCACGTCGGCATTGAACCCGTCGGCGAATTGCTCGGGCGTCACGCCGCGGGCCTCCGCCTGGTCCTCGCACATGACGTAGAGCACCTTGCCGAGCGTGAACACGTCGGAGATTTTCTTGAGGCACTCCTGCGTCGTCGGCAGGTCGAGCAGGTCCACGTCGCACGACGTTTTGACTCTCTCAAATGCCCCTAGGCTTCCCTTGAGATTCCAGTGCCGCCCTTCGGTGTCGGTGAAGGTTTTCATTTGCCGTGCATCCACTGTTTGAGTGTGAACGTGGCAATCACCGCGTCGTCAAGCGGCTCGTCGTCCGTGGAGTCCGAAACGACGAAGTCGGCGCTCACTTCACGGAGGCCGTTCGTCGTTGTAATAGTCACCGCCCTACCGTCAACCTCGGCTGCACGCAGTTTTGCCGCATCGGATGGCTTGAGCACCGCGACGTTGATTTCGTAGGTGCGATGAATGACGGCCGTCGACTGCGCGGCGTGCCCGTACCCCGTCGCGTCGACCTCTGTGGTGCGACGCGACACGTTCACTTCACGCACGCCCGAAAGAATCTGCCCGTCGAGCGTGAATACGCACTCACGCCCAAGGCGATACTTTTCGTTCGGCACGCCTCACCTCACGTTAGGCGCCGGTCACTGACGGGGTCTTACGGAGGGAGATCGTCCACTCGATCGCACCGTCCAGCTCTTGCGGCTCCGAAATGCTCATCACCTGGAAGGTGCCGCTCGGCTGCGCGGGGCCAGACGGCGACAGCGTCATGGTGACAGCGCCGGTCGCACCGATGGTTGCCGAGTGATCCAGGCACACGACCTCGATCGTCGTGTTGGTGCGAACGAACGCAAACTCCTGTTCGTCGTCAGAGCCGCGGGTGGTCACGTCGGCCTCGGCCGCCGTCTCACGGTTGACCGTGACGCTTTTCACGTCCTTGTTCGCGATCGAGCTGGCGAACGTGAAAGACGCATCTTTCCCCAAGTAGTATTTGTGCGCGACTGCGGCCATCTGTGCGGTTGCTCCTGTGCGTCGGGGCGGAAATCGCCTACCTGTACGTCAGTATACCGCAATTAGATGTTGCCGAGCCCGGCCCGCGGTCCGATCGCAGCCTTGAACTGCCCGAAAAACGGTTTTGCCAGGTCGCCCCTGCTGATCGCCTTCCGCAGAGCGGGCTGCATGAATGGGCGTGCGGGGTAGGTAAAGCGTTTTGGCGATCGCCCGCTGTGAGCCCACTTGGCCGTGTTGCGGGGTTGCTGGCCGACGGGTAGCCGCCAGACGATCGGATTGTTGTAGGCACGAGGAAACTGGGGGACGTAGTCCCACCGCTCAAGCATCTGGCTCCCGCCGAACTCGTGCAGGTAGGGCAGCATCTTTCCCTTTTGCGACGGCCCAACGACCGCCGAGTGCGTCACTGGGTCGTAGAAGTTCCACAGATTGCGGCGGAAGCCGAGCATATGGCCGTATGGAACGTGCGTATGCGGCGGCGTGCCTGGAGCGGACGGCGGCCTGGTCTTGATCTCGCGAACCCGTTGGATAATCGCGTCCCTGGTGTTCTTTCGTAGCCCCGGAACCCGAGCGGCGTCGCGGAGCGTCATGTTGGGGTCGGCCCGCATGATCTTGAGCTTGGGCTTTGCCATGCCCATCTTCTTGATCGACCGCTTCGCGTAGTCCTTGATCCGCATGGAGCCCTTGCTTAGCGCACGGTACTCCATGTTCGACAAAGCGTTTTTTACGGCCGCTCGATCGAAAAAGTTATTGACCGTCGCCCGCATGGCGACGCCGGGGATGCGGAACCCGCCCCCCATGCTCGGCATTAGCTGGCCCGTCGGGAAAATCGCCATGACTACGGCCCCGTTGGAGTTAGATGGTCCCGCGGCACGCGATACGTCACGCCGATCTGTGCCAGGAACACGCGGCGATCCGTTAGGGCGTCGCGATCAAACGTCGTCTCCATTGTCGCACCGAAATACCGGGCGTTTTCTGGCATCCCCGGCATCGTCAGCAACTCGCTGCGGATCGCGTCCATGATCTCCTCGGCGAGATTCGCCAGCTGGTCGACCTCGGCGTTGCTGCCGTCCACGAGCTTGCCGATCACGACGACGACCTCGTGCGTGAACAAATCCTGCCCGCGCGCAGACCGCTCGCTCTCGATCGTGCCCGGCACGACGCTCACCTTGAGCGTCCGCAGGTCCGGCCCATCGTAGTCGGGAACATAGAGCCGCCTGGCGACGAGGGACTCGTAAGGTGCCGAGAACGCGTAGGCGGTCAGGCCGTCAGCCAGGGAGTCGGCAATTTGCACGGCGATGGAATCGGGCATGGCTAGGCGGCCTTGGGGCCTTTCTCCTGGGTCAGCTGTTCAAGGAGGGCGAGATTCCCGGCGAGCCGGCGGTCGGCATGATCCCGGCGGAAAGCCTCGCGGGCGTGCTGGAGGGCCTCGCGGTAAAGGTCGAGTTTCGATGCCGCGATGCACGCCAGGTCAGGGGCTCGCGGCCCGTAGGCCCGCGGGTCGCTGGCGTGCGTCTGGCTATCCGCAGGACAGAACGACGCATGGCGGGCGTAGTAAAGGCACGACACCCAATCGCCCATCTGCTCCGCCATCTCCGCGAGTGCCAGATACGCCTCGGGCTCGCGGGGGGCGGCCATGATCGCCTCCAGGAGCCGGGGCTTGAGCTGCTCGGGCTGGAGCCTGGCGAGGACGCGATAGGCATACGCCCGCTCGGTGGCCGCCCCGCCGGGGAGCCGCAGGTAGCGGTCGAAAGCCTCGATGGCCTCGGGGTCGCTGGCATAGTCCAGCTCGCGGGCGAGATACCAGTGCATCCGCACGTCCAGGGGATTCTCGCGGACCGCCTGGCGGAGCAGCGTCAGGTCGCTCTTGTGGGCCTTGCCGGGCTGGCGAAAGTGCCGGATCGTGAACCCGTCGAGCTGCGTCTGGACCTCGTCGCCGGACCAGCACGACAGGCCCTCGTGCGTCGCCCCCACCCAGCGATAGCCGGCCCGCCGGTGGACGCGGTCCGAGAGGAACCGGACGGCGTCGCTCCACTGGTAGAAATACCGGCCTTTCGTCGTGGCCGGCGTCCAAGCGGCCTCCAGGGCCGCCCGCCAGCCGGGATCGAGCACTTCATCCATGTCGAGCCGGATCGCCACGTCCAGGTCGGCCGGCAGATGGTAGAGCGAAAGGTTGTGGGCATCGTCCCACCGCCACGGCACCGGCGACCCGCGAGCCACGGTCACGCCGGCCGCCTGGAGCAGCTCGACGGTATCGTCGGTCGAGCCGGTATCGGTGACGACCCGCACGTCGGCGTCGCGGCAGGACGCCTCCCAGGCGGCGACGTTGGCGGCCTCATTCTTGGCGAGAGCGTAGATGCCGATTTTCATGTCAGCACCGCCACGCGGCGGAGGCCGTCGTTGATGTATTCGACCTGGCGGTTGGCCTCGCGGCTGAACACGTCGACCGCCCGCGCCACTTCTGGATTGCAGCAATCGTCAGCGAGGATCGCCCGGCAGTGGGCCACGAGCCGTAGGTCGGCCAGGGCCCCGGCGAAGCTATGGTCGCCGTCGACATGAGCAAAGCACGCCCGCGGCAGGCTCTTGATCGCGTGCGAGTCGACCACCACCAGGTCGGCCTCGATTTGGTGCCGCTGGATCAAGTGTTTGGCATGAGCCAGGCAATCAAGGGAGTCGGCATCCATGCACCCGTCGATGCACAAGAAGCTGGCCCGCGGGGCGACCGCGTTGAACACGAGCAGCGAGTAGCCGCAGCGGGTGCCGATCTCTATGACGCGGCGCGGGTTGTACCGCTGGCAAATCGCCGCCTTCATCGCGTAATGCCCGATCACGCGCGTGTCGCAGTAGAACCAGTCGTGCTCCCGCCAGTTTGCCTCCAGCAGGGCCTTGGCCTGGTCGTAGGTGCGGAGCGTCATGGTCGTCACGGTTTCACCAGCAGGTTGCGGACCTCGGGCAGCGTCATTTCCACCAGCCACGCCTCGGCGTCGCGGACGCCAAACGAGGCCACGAGCCGGTCGCCCTTGCGGGCCAGGCCGGCGGCGAACTCGATCGCCCGCAATTCACGAAACGCGAACGGCAGGGAAATGCCGCATATCGCCCAATCGGCGGCCTCGTCGAACGCCACGAATCGGTGCTCGTAGATGCGGCGGCCTTCGTCCTCGGCGACCTCATGGACGATGGCGAGCCACCGGCCGCCGTCGATCGGCACGAGCTGCGAGCCGCCGCGGAAGCCCGCGGCGATCCGCGGGGATGCCGCGTGCCGCGTCACCTGCCATGAGTCGCCGTCGGCCTCGACGGTGGCGACGTGCCCCTCGTCGTGGCACGAGTAGAGCCAGCGGCGGCGGCCGACGAGCGGCATCCAGTTCTTTTCGTGCCGGCCGCTCGGCGTTGCCCGGCAGGTCAGGCTATCGAAATACCCGGTGGCGATCCGGCACGTCCCGTCATGCGGTGCCATGTTGCGAATCGTGGCCGAAATGGCGAGCGTGCCGTCGATGCGGTTGAGCCGCACGTCCTCCAGGCCGTCGACCGGGAAGTCGGTCCGCTCGTAGTTGGCCGGAATCTGCTCGGCCTGGCCGGGCACGAGGTCGTCGTCGAGTGCGAGCAGGACGTTTTCGGTGCGGATCACGCCGTTGTCGGCGGCCGGCATCTCATAGGACCCGTTGACGATCGCGTAGTTGCTGGATCGCACGCTGACGATCCAGCCGGCATCGGCGGCCAGGATCGACGGGTTGAACAGCGACCAACCTGGGTATGCCGGCTCAATGTCGAGCCGCACGAATCGCGTGCTCGCCAGCTCGTCGAGGCGGTGCGTGTACCAAGTCCGGTTTCGTCGCACGAGCGGCTCCAGGCCCGGCGGCAGCTCGTGCCGCAGGAGGGCTTCGCACGCCCGCCTGCCGGCCTCCAGCTCCCCGCAGTAGAAGGCGTGTGCAGCGATGGCGTGCAGGTGGTGGATCATAGGGACATTCGTACACCAACCGGAATGGGCGGCAAGATGGCTATTCGGCGTCGCCGGGCGGCAGCAAGGCCACGGCATCGGCCCACGGGATCACCTCGACGTTTGGCAACAGAACCGACTTGTCCGCCGCCTCCCACATCTCATGCAGCCAGCCGCCGGGTTCGACGGCCGTGAGGATGTCGGCAGAGAGCATGAGACGCCCATCGGTAAGTCGCGTCGGCATGGCGATGCAATCGGGTCGGCCGAACTCGGCGTGCAGTTCCGCGAGCCGCTGCGCCAACTGCGGCGAGAACAGCAGGGCGTGCTGCTGTCCCCATTCGTAGGTCACAGGCAGTGTGATGTCTTGGAGGGTCATGCTTGCCTCCCAAGAGCGGTTTGGAAGGTCTGCATGGCCGTGTTGTAGGCGAGGGTTTGTGTGTCAGTCATCGCGGCACCAATGGAGTACCCACGTAAAGTATGATTTAAGCGGCCTGTGCCGGTGTTGTTTTGACCTAAAGCAAAAACATAAAAATCTTGTGAAAAAACAGCCGGTGTTACAGGCGCGGTAGTTGTCGCAACAATATTTGCGTTTCTGCTTAAAGTTAGAAGCGTACTTGACGCACGATTCGTTAACCAAAATCCGCCCGGTTGCGGCGATCCAGTAACTACACTTGCGCCCGCAAACGCACTCCAAAATCCTTGTACAGATCGATTTCCAGCATCTTCAATCGCACGAATACCGTAAATGTTACTTGCATTATCGTACGTACCTAAAAAGTATCGTACGCCGGGACCAATGACGGCTGGCCGCGAATACGCGGCAAGATGACCTGTTGCGACGCTAGGCATGTTCGCCGGTGACACGCCTGTAGCAAGCCATTTAGAGCCGTTTGCAGTTAACCCCCCGCTAGCCCCCGTCTCTGCGTAGTCGCCTGCGACGAAGTTGACGTTCGTATCCGTCGCGTTCCCGTACTGCGTCCCCGTCAGCGACGGCCCTCTGAAAAGTGGGGTCCGCACGGCTGCCAATGACGCATCCGAGTTTCCGCAGAAGAGATTCACGCGGTAAAAACGGTCGCGAATGCCGGCCGATTCAATGGCGACGCAAAGCCTGGAGACGGCCGCCATTGTTTGCCGGCTGACAGTGCCACCGTTTTCGCGCACGCGACGACGCCAATCCGCGGCCTCGTAGTGCCAGTAGTCATCCGGCATCGGAACCGGATCTGGGCTCCCAAGCAACGCACCCGGAAGCGATGCAGGCAATTTGCCTTGCGGAAGTACGCCGTCGTTCACAGGTCAGCCGCCAGCGCCGTGACGTGAGTTGCCTGCGCGATCGTCGTTGCAACGCACACCGACCACGACGATGAGGGCAGGATCAGGTTGTCGTATCGCGAGCTAACTCGCGTCGTCGCTGCGGTGCTGCTGCTCGTTGCGGCTGCGACCGTAATTTCATCGAACAGGAAATACGTCGTGCCGTCGTAAAGAAAAACGCGCACGAGCGCGGCCGCCGAAGTCGCAGCGCACTTGACAACGATTTCCGCGACACGGGTTCCGGCACTTACGCCAGTCATAAGCGTGCCGACTGAAGTTGGTGCTGTAAGGCTGGTTTCAGCCGTTGAGATCGACGCGGAACCAATGCGCGGAGTGACGGCAAATGATGGTGAGGTAGCCATTAGCGAAACGTGCTCCAGAGGTACAGATTCAGTGCCGAGTTAGCGTTCGTGGGCAGCACGCCGGTCGCTCCAGTCGCTCCCGTAGAGCCAGTAGCGCCAGTTGGCCCAGTGACCGTAGACTGTGGTCCAGTTGCCCCAGTTGGTCCGTTTGATCCAGTGGATCCGGTTGGACCGGTAACAGTGCTGGCAGGGCCAGTGGTTCCCGTGGGCCCAGCGACGCTCGACACAGGCCCAGTCGGCCCGGTCACGCTCGACGCGGCCCCCGTCGGCCCCGTGATCGCCAGCAGGTCGATCGTCGGCGTGCCCCAGGTGCCGCCAGACTTTGGCCCGTAGAAGTCCGCGGCCGCCGTGTCGATGTACCAATCGCCGTTTTCGCCATAGGCCGACAGCGGTGCCCCTTCGCCGGCCAGGAGCGTCGCCCCACGGCTCCCCGTCACGCCCGTCGCGCCGGTCGGCCCGGTCGCACCCGTCACGCCGCTCGGACCGGTGACGTTCGAAATCCCCGTCGGCCCGGTCGGGCCTGGTACTGTCGACTGTGCTCCCGTCGGCCCCTGCGGCCCGCCCTGCAGCTGGATGCCGGCTCCCCACGAGCCGCTCGCCTTTGGCCCGTAGAGCACGCCGCCGTTCACGTCGAGCCAGAAGTCGCCGCTGGCCCCAAAGGTGCCGGTCGGCCCGCTCGATCCCGAATAGAACTTGGCCCCGTCCTGGCCTGGTGCTCCGGTCGGGCCGGTCGTCCCGTTGCCCGGTGCCCATGCCGTGCCGTTCCAGAACAACCCGGCCCCGGTGGCCGGTGCGGTGGCCGACACGTTGCGGCCCTGGAGCTGCGTGGCGTTGCCGGACGACGGGCTGGAGATCGAGAAGAACGGCATTTGATTTATTCCGCGAGCGTGAATGATCGCCAGTTAGTGCCGTCGTAGACCACGAGGGCCTGTCTGGCTACTTCGTAAATACCGAGCGTCACGACGCCTGTGCTCGTGTTGGTTTTGACGTTCAGTTCCCAGCCGACTTTCTCCGTTTCCGCGATCACGAAGTCGAATCCTGCGGACACGCCTGTCGGCAGGACTACGTCGCGGGCCACTCCGTTAGGGTTGAGAAACTGATAGCGGTCGCTCGTGCTGGTCAGCGTCTTTGTGCCGGAGAGCGTTTCGACATTCGCACCGGACCTGGCCGCTGGTCCCGTTGGACCGGTCGATCCGGTCGGGCCTGTCGGGCCGCCGCTTGGGCCCGTCGCCCCCGTGACGCCCGTCGGGCCCGTGACGGTCGACTGCGGGCCGGTCGGCCCGGTAACGGTTGACTGCGGCCCCGTGGAGCCTGTCGGTCCAGTGATCCCCGTCGGCCCGGTGATAGTTGACTGCGGTCCGGTTGATCCCGTCGGGCCTGTGCTACCAGTCGGCCCCGTGACGGTGGACTGCGGGCCGGTGCTGCCCGTCGGGCCGGTCATGCCCGCCGGGCCCGTCGGGCCGCCCTGGATCGAAATACCGCCGCCCCACGAGCCGGATGCCTTTGGGCCGTAGAGGTAGGAGTTGCCGGTGTCGAGGTAGAAGTCGCCGCTCACGCCGAGGGCGGATGACGGTGCGCCGCTGCCGTTGTAGATTTTCGGCCCGTCGGCACCGTGAGGCCCGGTCGGCCCGGTGACGCCGGTCGAGGCCACCCAGGCGGAGCCCGAGTAGGTGAGGACCGTTCCGGTGGCCGGCGCGGTCGCCGCGATCGGCTGGCCCTGGAGCTGCGTCGCGTTGCCGCTCGACGGCGAGCTGATGGAGAAAAACGGCATCAGTCACTCTCCACTAGCTGCGTGTGAATCCGGCGAATCCGCTGGCCGCGGTCGGCCCAGCTCCACGGGTTGTTTGCCCCGCCCGGCACCATCACCTCGTAGGTCCGCCGCGTGCCGGCGGCGTCGGTCTCGTGGATGCGGTCGCCGCGTTTCGGGTTGTCTCGCATCTCGTCGACACTCACGAAGTAGTCGCGCGTCTCAAACCGAATCATCTGTCCGGCAGAATCCATCGAATCCCATCGCGTCATACCGATCGTCGCGTGGACGCTCTTGGCGAACATCGCCCCGGTCGGTTGGTAGTCGACCATCACGGAAAGGTGTTCCTTCCGTTGCTGGTCGAACCAGGCCGCACCCTTGGCGATCATGTCCTGCATAGTCGGTCCGCCACAGGGCCGCGCGGCGGGCTTGGGCCACCCGGCCGCGCGGCCCGCTCGGCGTCAGGCGCCGGGAACCAGCAGCACGTCGACCGAGGTGTCGGTCGTCGCCGCGGCCTTGGCCGCGAATCCCATGACGGTGCCAGTGGCACCGGTCACGGCCTGCGACTGATACAGGTACACCTTCGCGCCCTGCGCGATGGCCGTACCGGCACCCGTCGGCTTGGCGACCGAAAACACACCCTCGACGTTGAGGGCACCCAGCTCGTTCGCCGCGATCGGCCGCGAGGCGATCCCGACGATCGAGCCCACCACCACCGCCTCGCCGGCGGCCACGCCGGTCGTCGGCGTGTAGTCGATCACATCCCCATCGGCACGAGTCGAAGCCATCGAAATACCCACTTTCTGAAACTTGGAAACCGAGATTTGGAACCCCGCCGGGCCGGATCGCGTCCGGCCCGGCGGGCACGAAGATCACAACACGTCAGGCGGTCGCCATCCGGTAGGCACCCTTCGACTCGCCCTTGGCGACGCCGAAATCGAAGTAGCCCCGCATCTGGATGCCGAGCGTCGAGAAATCGGCCTCGGCCTGCTCCACGGTCGGCTGACGCTGACCGTTGAGGAAAGCCACCTCCATCGCCGGCAGGTCGCCGGGGTTGGCGCAGAGCCACCAGGTCGACGCACTCGTCAGATAGGACGAGCTGACCACCTGGTAGCGGCCGGCGAGGACGTTCGCGTTGGTGCGAGTGGCGTTCTCGCCGGTGATGAGGAGCGAACCGGCCATCAGCTCGGCCGCGGCGATCTCGTTCTCGGGGGAGACGAGCAGGATCGACGGGGCGATCCCCAGCGGGTTGCCATCGGGGTCCTGCAGCTTCCGGTAGGAAGCCGCCGCAGTCTTGAGGCTCGACAGCGACAGGGCGTTACCTGCGGCGGCCGATTCCTTGGCGTAGTAGCTGGAGTTGGACGATTCGAACTCGCTCCAGAAAACCTTGTTGAGCTTGATCGCGGCACCACGGCCGAGACGCTGCGGAACGGCCGAGAGGGCCCCCAGGTCATCGTTGATGATGTCCTGACGGGTCACGCTCGTGAGCCGGCCGTAGGTCCTGGCCTTGATGGTCCGCGTTTCGTCGCTCGCATCGGCCGACTTCAGCTCGCCGCCGTTGCCGACCTCCTCGAACTCGAAACCGCCGTTGAGACGCACCCCGGTCACGGTCTTGAAGTCCGCGACGGAGCGAATCATGGCGATCCGGTCCCACGTCGCCTCGACGGCGTTGAAGCCGGCGAGCAGGAACTTCGCGTAGGTGGCCGCCAGCACGTTGCTGATGCTGTGCGTCGCGAACGCCGCGGCCATGATGGTCCGCAGGTTCCCGTTGCTGATCCGGTGGCCTTCGCCGTTGTAGCCGTTGGCACGAGCCGCCTGGAGCAGCGTTTCGCCGAGGCTCACGCCGCGCCGCTTGTTGGCGGCTTCCAGCGTGCGACCGTCGAAATGCCGCTCCACGTCGGGAAGGCCACCGGCGAGGCACAGGCTCGCCTCGACGACCGCGGGGCCGTCGACCTTCTCGATCACATGCACGGCGGGGGCCGCCGGGCGGGCCGCACGCACGTCGGCGAGCAGCTCGGCCTTGATCTCGCGGAGCAGGTCCGCCTTGATCTTGGCCGTGTCGTCCGCGACGGGGGCGGGCTGCGACTCCACGGCGACGATCGCCGGGGCTTCCGTCTGCGGCACGGCGGCCTCGACGGGCATCTCGTTGAGCTGGTCGCTCATGGAAAGCACCTCATTCGCCTCCGCGGCGATAGCGGCGGACGTATTGGCGTCCGCACCAAAAAGCACGATCGAAACCTCGCGGAGCGAACTCGCCCGCACTACCGAAATTGGGCCGGTGAACTCGCGGCCGTTGACGGTCACGACCTCGCCCGGCGCGACGTTCTCGATACGGCCCGTGTCCGCACCGATCGACGCCTGGAGGCGGAGCCCCTTCTTGGCGAGACTGATGACGCGATCGGCCACCTGGCCCTCGCCGATCAACTCGCCGGCGAGCGTGATTTGCTCGCCGTCGTTGGCGACGATCGTCGACTGTCCAAGGACGGCGTCCAGGCTGGCCTCGTGGCCCCACAGGATCGGGATGGCCTGGCGGCTCGTGTCCATGCCGGCCAGGTCGACGACGAGCGGGTTGCGGCTCCACGACTGCCGGATGGCGCGGCCGGTATAGGCCACGATCTCAAACGACGGGTTCGCGGGGGCGTCGCCTTCCGCGGCCTTGAGCGTGAAGTCGGCGGTCAGTTGCATCGGGTTCATGCTTGGGCCTCCGCGGATTCCTGCTCACGCTTCCACACGCCTTCGGCCCATGCGCGGCCGGCGTCGCCACCCCACAGGAGCCAGGAGATGTAGGAGTTGCTCGGCGGGTCTTTCTGGTGGTTCGCCTTGTAGGCCGCGTGCCGTGCGAAAAACGACACCATCCGCCCGATCGTGTCGAGCGACAGCGAACGGCCGTTAGCAATGTCGCGAGCCCGTGCGATGCCGACGGCGGTCCCGCCCCGGCCGTACTCGCTTCGCAATTCCAGCCCGCGACGCGCGGCAGCACGGGCCGCCTGCGGCGGGCGATAACCGTCGGCCGCCTCCAGGTCGTGCTCGGCCTCGGCCTCGACAGGAGCCGGCTCCGCCGCCAGGCCAAGGTCGCGTGCCATTTGCTGCTCGACCGCCCGCTGCCGCAGCACAACCCGCCAATCGCGGCCGCGCTTGGCACAGATTTCGGCGAGCGTGGCCGTGTTGGCCTGGAGCTGCATGGCCTCGGCCTCCGACTCTTTCGTCGGGTCGACGTGCTCGTGGCCGTCCCACGTCCACGTCCAATTCCAGGCAGCGACCGGCGGCAGGCCGTCGGGGATCATGCCGGGCACCAGGGCGGCCTCGTCCAGCCACTTGTTGAGCAGCGGGTCGAGCATCACCCGCTCCACGTCGCCGCGCTCGGTGGCCTGGTGCTTGCGGTACACGAGGTAGTCGCCCCGCATCGACGAGTAATTCGCCGTGCTGGAGTCCATGGCCGCCACGATGTACGGCATATTCACCGCACGGGCGATTTCATTGAGAATCCGCCGCACGAACGAGTCGTAGGTGCCCGTCGGTTGCTCGGGCTTGAGCTGGTAGGGCTCCCACCCCTCGGGGGCGCTCATCATCATGCCCCGCATGATGGGCATGGTTTCCCAGGCGTCGATGCCGGCGGCACCGGCACCGTCGGCCGGCATGGTGGTCTTGAGGATCGCCGCGAAGTCGGCCGCCGTCTCCGCTGCCGTGACGACGGCGAGCGTGTACCGCCGGAGCATCGCGAACAGCTCCAGGGCCGGCACGATCTCGCCGACGCCGCGGTGCTGGCCGGGCCGGGTGGCGTGATACCAATGCAGCAGGTCGTCGGCGCTCACCCAGCGGCCATCCAGCGACCAGCCGGGGAGAAGGCTTCCGGGATGATGCCGGCTCACCCAGTAGTCGGTTGGGTTGCCGTCCTCGTCGAATCGCAGGCCGTCGACCTCGCCGGCATTCGGGAAGCCGCTCGGGTCACAGATTTGCTCGGCCTCGACGAGCCGCACGTCGAGCTGCACCCCGCGGAGCCGGCGGTTGGTCGTCAGCAGGGCGAAGGCTTCGCCGTCGCCGAACTTGGCAATCTTGGCGATCCGCAGCTTGCGGGCCAGGTCGACGTTGACCATCCAATCGTAGACGGCCAGCTCCACCCGCCGCGTCGCCGACGGGTCGGCGTCGGGGCCCAGGTCGAGTTGCAGCCGCGGCCCGGTGCCGATCAAGTCGTTGGCCCAGGTGCTCGCCATGCCGGCCGCGTAGGAGTTGTTGGCGATCTCGTAGCGGGCACGGGCCCGCAGCTTGCGGCGGACCTCGGGCGACAGCGACGCATCGGCCGAGTAGTAGTCGGCCATCGACCAATGCCGCTGGTTCAGATTGGTCGTTTGGGCGGCGTCATAGCGAGCGCGGACGAGCGTCTGCAACGCGGCCGCCTGCTTGGCGACCGTCGCTTTCAGCTCCGCCTTGGTTTCGACTTTCGCTCGTGGCATTAGCCGATCGCCCCAGGAGATTCCTGCCTGGCAAAACGCATGGAAAGCCACGGGCTTTTCGTCGCGTTTGCGTTGGCTCGCTGCTCAATCACGAACTTGGCCGCCTCGACCTGGCGGTGCAGCTCGTGTTGCTCGACCTCGCCGGCGTCGGTGCGAGCGCGGCGCGGCTGCGCCAGATTGCTCGCGATCGCATCCAGAACGTCGGTGTTGTCGGCCAAGGCGGTACACCTAGCGGGCAGGGGGTCGATCCCTACCCGCTAGTGTACCATTGTCCACCGACCGCCCCGGCTCACCAGTAGCGCACGACTGCGTACCAGCCGCGCGGCCCGCGGGCGGTTGCGATCTCCTTGGGGCGACGCTGCCCCCAGTAGCACGAGCGGCGGATCGCATCGTCGGGGCTCGTCGTCGAGAAGCCGATGCCCTCGTAGCATCCGCAGCCGGAATGAACGAGCACGCCGCGGCGGGCCATGACGATCGCCGCGTCTTGGGCGGTCTGCACCACGACCACGGGCCGGGCGGCCTCACAGGCCGCGGCGACGAACGACAGCAGAATCGCGAGCACGATGGAACGCATCGAAATACCTCCTGGGAATGGGACCAGGAGGCCAGCGTGCCATGTAGTGTACGGGCGTCAACCCCGATTACCGCCCCATGCGGGCGAGCAATTCCTGCCGCTTCGCGGCCATTTCGTCCTTGGAGATTGCCCGCCTTACCGTGGCGAGCGGCTTGGCGTCCGCGCCGACCGCCGAGATGCCAGTGAACGAGGCCGCGACGGCCGATCCCACTACGCAGTCAAGCCAGTGGTTATCCCGGCCTGGCGTCAGCCGCCATTCGTCGACCACGCGGCCGCGGGCCTCGACCCGCGTCGGGTACTCGCTCGTCAGATGCTCGCCGAGCATTTCGTGCGTGCCCGAGTGAATCGTGAAGGCTTGGGCGTCGCCGGCCGGCAGCTTGCACCTGGCGGCGAAAAAGGTTTTCCATGAGTTTGTGTCGTAGAGGACGTGCCGCTGCTTGAGGATCGTGCTGGTCCGCCAATTCGCTCCCACTCGCTCGCCCTTGTCGGGCCGGCGGTCGCTCATGGTCGAGCCGCTCGCTCCGACGAATCGGCCGTGCGTCGGCAGGATGCGGGGCCCCCACTTGGACCGCCTTGCGAAGTCTCGCACCACGCCGGCCGTCTGTGCCCAGTTGGCATCGACGAACATCTGCGACACGCGAAGCACCGCGTCGTCGGTTTCGCGGGCAAACTCCCGGTCGAGTATTTCGATCGCCACCCGCTCTAGCCCGGCATGGATCGCCGCCTCCAGGCCGGTGTTGCCGGCCGCCTTCACGAGCGTCCGCCTGGCGTCGCGGAGTGTGTAGTAGCTGCGGCCCTGCTCTGGATACGAACCGTAGGCGACCAAGTGGCCGCGAAGCTGGTGCCCCCAGGCCACGACCGCCCAGTAGAGGAGCTTTTCTTGCACGTCACAGAAGCACGTCAGGGTATCGAGGCCGCCGGGCACGATCCACCGCGGCACGTTGACGATACGGCTGCGAATGTCGTCGCTCGCCAGGGCTGCCGACTTGGCCTCATTGGCGAGCGGTTGCTGCTGGAACTCGCTGGCGAATACGTCCTCGCCGTCGTCGATCAAAGCGTTGTAGGCGTGCTGGATCGCCGAGTGTTCCGCATCGGGGTCGAAGCAGCTCTGCCACGACACGATGCAACCGTCATCCATCGCTTGACGGTTCGCCAGGTAAAACGCATTGGCGTCGCGGTGAGCGCGGGCCTGGTCGCCGACGGTGTCCTTGTCGAAGGTGTTGCGGATCTCGCGGTACTTGCCCAGCCACAACTCCTCGTGGGAGGTCGCCCACGCCCGCACCATCGGAATCCGCTCGCCCTGGTAGGCAGGAAACTTCCGCTGGTCGAGCAGCTGGTCGACCATGTCCTCACGCTCGATGACGGTGGCGTTGATTACGCACGCGATGCTCTTGGTATGCCCGGCGAGCTTCATCACTGATTTCGTGAGAATCTCTAGCCGTTTCGAAACCTGGACGGCCGAAGCCGCGCTCTCGCGGGTCTGCGGATCATCGACGATCGCGAAGTCTGGTCGGAGCTGCGTGCCGTCGGCGGCCTTGTGCCGCAGGCCAAGGATCGAGCCGGTGAGGCCGCGCGACATGATGATCGAGCCGCCGCAGGCCGAGCCTGCGATCGACGGCAAGACGATCGAATCGGCGTTCCATCGGATATGGGTGTGCTCGCCGCCAAATGTCTGGGAGAGGCACCGCTGCGGCTTGCCCTCCAGGGCCCGCACCGGCACGCAGACCTCGGGGAAGTCCTCGGCGAGCAGGTCGTTTTCCGCCAGCTCCAGCTTGACGCTCGTGATCGCCTTGGCGGCCAGGTCGGCCTCGGCCGCGAAGATGGCACCGAATCGGCGGTGCCCGTAGAGGATCGCCCATATGAGCGAGTTTTCGCTGATCGTCGATTTCGCGAAGCCACGGTAGACCGCATTGACGAATCGCCCGCCGCGGAGGATGCAGTCCTGGATGCGGCCGATCACGCGCTCATGGTCTGCCGAGAACGGAGATAGGCCAGTGCTGTTTGGAAAGTAGGTGACGAGGAACTTCGCCAGGTCGAGCCGGCAGGAGTCGCGTCGCTCCTGGTCCAGCGGCTTCCCGATCGCCCCAATGTCGGCTCCAAGCCGCGTCGTGGCCCGGCCACGCTCCAGCGTCGCCTTGCGGCGATTCTCCAGTGCTTCCTTGCTCTTGGCGGCCATCAGCGGGGCTCCGCGGCCGCCACGATGGCACGGGCCAGGTCGACGAGCCGCGCCGTCTCGACGATCACCACGCTCGGCTTGTTGTTGCGGCGGTGCCAGACGATTGGCACGCGGCCGGCAGGGGCATCGTTGGTCGCCTGCTCCACGGCAGGGTAGAGCTGCAACGATTCGACCCGCTTGGCCTCGACGTGGATCGCGGCGTCGATCACCACGTCCGGCGAGTCGGGCCCGCCGTGGAACTGCACGCCGCGGCGTGCGGCCACCCCCAAGAGCGTCGCCAGCTCGGCGGCACACTCGCGCTCGCCTCGTTTGCCCTTCTCGCGTGATGCTCTACCCACGTTTGCCTCCAAGACGATCCAGCAGGCCGCGCAGGGTGGCGGCGACCTGTAGGTCGCGCGGCCCGTTCGCTTCAGACTCCAATCGGCTCGAGGCGCACTCCATGTCCTCGCGCTCCGCGGCGGTGATGAGCCGAATCTGCCCGCTGGCGAACCCAGCCCGCAGCGCGGCCGACACGCACGGGATGAAGTCTCCCGGCATTGTCAGTCCGTGCCGCAACGCGGATATGCCCCAGAGGTAGCAGGCGATCTCTCTGCCAAGATCGTCGGCCCACGCCGGG